GTAGACTTCCAGGTGACTGTACCTTTAACCAAACACGCCTAACCAGCGTGTTCGCTAAGGACCTTAGTAGATCTTCAAAATTCTACAGCTTCGACCTTTCGGCAGCAACAGATAGATTCCCTCTTGAAATTCAGGAGCGTCTCTTATCGTTGTTGACGAACAGAGAAGTTGCAGAAAGTTGAAAGCAAATCATGATCTCAGAGAGTTTCTGACACCAGGGAAAACCATACAAATATAATTGTGGTCAACCGATGGGTGCCTACTCATCTTGAGCCATGTTTGCACTGTGTCACCACATGGTAGTTTATATAGCAGGTTTACGTTCTGGGCTTAAGCCTAAAGCGATTAAACGTTGCTACATGCTACTAGGTGACGACATAGTAATACATCATGACGAGGTAGCTCGTCAGTACAGAAACATAATTTCTTCTCTCGGTGTAGAGATATCTAAAGTTAAAACTCATATAAGCTGTGACAGCTTTGAGTTTGCTAAAAGATGATTCTCTTCCGGAGTTGAAGTTTCACCGTTCCCAATAGCGGGTATCCTCGAAACTTCGAAGTCATGACCATTGCTGGTCGAGCTTCTTAGTCACGAGGTACCTTCTAGAGGTTACGACTCTGTGCTTGACTTGGGAGCCCGGTTGGAATCCCTGAAGACAATGTATACCCACAATCGTTTAGGAGAACAAATCCTAAAACGAATACAGATATACTTGTCTCTCCCCTGTTGATATACTGACGAAAGTAAAGCAATCCAAGCTTTAAAAGCTTGGCATTCTTTAGTTAAGTCACGTATTCCTTTCTCTTCACTCACCATTTTAAGGACCGCAACCTTGGCGGCCCAAACTATAGTGAGAAGAGAAATCGGGGCAGGGATTAAGAGAGTCCAAAACGATTACTTTGAATTATTTCAAAAAGTATTCGCATTTGACCCTCGGGACGGTTCCAACCACTTACCGCTGACCGACTCTAACCTAGACCCGTATGACATCCCTATGCTATCAGTTCTTCGTCAGATGACGGAACGAGGCCATCAGGGGTTATCACGTGGTCCAGGAGAGCCTCATTGGTTGGATTTCTGAGAACAGTGGAGATCATTAGATTTAATGATGGTCCCAAGGTTCAATGGAATCCTTCCTCTGAGAGCTCATGAGAGTCGGTCGAGTAGCCAAGCTCACCTAGCCCTGCTTGTTTCCAAATCTCTTTCTTCAATGACTGAAAGTCAGATAGTTGAAGAGTGAGAGAAGGAAGCAAAGCCTGTGCGGAAGAAAGGTAGATTAGCCCGGATGAAAGAAGCCGGGATCGTACCTCCGTACTAAGTAAGCGTTAGCTACTCTTGCCTGCACCATGCTAATAACAAGTAACTTGAATCGGTGGATTCCGACTCCAGTCCTGAACAGGAATGATAACCAACTGCCTGTTTAGGGCAGTGGATGGTTCATCAGTTCAGGTTAGTTATTAGCCCCGAATTTATTCAGGGGGGGTTGGTGCAGAGCTATCCC